ATATTATAGTATAATATATGGGGGTAAATTTATCTGTGTTAAAAGCATACAAATATCGTTTATATCCTAACGAAGAACAGAAAAAACAATTATCTAAAACTTTTGGATGTGTTAGGTTTATATATAATTACTATCTCGCTAAAAAGATAGAATTATACAAAACAGAACAAAAGTCTATGTCCAAGATAGATTGTAATAATCATTGTAATAGAGAATTAAAAAACGAATTTGTATGGCTTAAAGAAGTTGATAAATTTGCATTAACTAATGCTATTTATGATTTGGATAATGCTTTCCAGAAGTTTTTTAAAGAACATTCTGGATTTCCTAAGTTTAAAAGCAAAAAATCACATAAATATAGTTATACAACTAATTTTACTAACAACAATATAGAAGCAAACTTTGATAATAATAAAATAAGACTTCCGAAACTTAAATGGGTAAAATGTAAGTTACATAGGAAGTTTGATGGAAAGATAAAATCTGCTACTGTTTCTCAAACTCCAAGTGGAAAATATTTTGTATCTGTATTAGTTGATACTGAAATAAAACAATTACCACAAAATAATAATGTATATGCTTTTGATTTAGGATTAAAAGAATTTTTAATAGATAATCATGGAAATCATATAGAAGATCCTAAAGCAATTTCAAAATATGAAAACAAATTAGCAAAACTACAAAGACAAATTACTAAAAAGAAAAAAGGAAGTAAAAATAGAAATAAACAAAGAATTAAAATAGCAAGATTGCATGAAAAAATAAGCAATATTAGAAGAGATTTTCAGCATAAGTTATCTTCAAAGATTATTAACGAAAACCAAGTGATAATCAGCGAAGATTTAGCAGTAAAGAACATGATAAAAAATTCTCGCATTGCTAAAAGAATATCTGATGTAGCATGGAGTGAATTTTGCAGACAACTGGAATATAAAGCAATGTGGTACGGTAGGACGTATCATAAGATTAGCAGATGGTTTGCTTCATCACAAACTTGTTCAGAATGTGGAAATGTAAACAAAAAAGTAAAATTATTATCCATACGAGAATGGGTTTGTGATAATTGTGGCACTATTCATCAAAGGGATGAAAATGCTGCAAAAAACATACTACAACAAGGACTAAAAGAATTATCTAGGGCAGGAACTGTCCGAAGTTACGCCTGTGGAGACTATGTAAGACCTCAGTTTTTGGGGGCAACGGTCGAGGAAGCAGGAAGAAGCCTACGACTTCAGTCGTGGGTGGTTCACGTATGGCTAACTCTATATTTTTAAAAAAATATATTAAATTTATATGTCGAGCTTCGCTCGACACGATTCTAAAAGTCAAAAGAAGGAGGTAGGTTAATGTGGTTTGAATATTTGGACTTGAGTCAAGAAGACGCCCTATTATTCTTTGCTGAAGAATACGATTATCAATTGCAATTCTATACCGAGCAGGCCATTGGTAATAAGATGAAAGCATTCACACAGAAAAAAGGCGAGAATGTGTTTCAGCACAGGAATTTTAAAACATTTCAGTTTTTAAAATGTTTCGCAGATAAACATCTAATGAAATATGATGATTTTTGGATGATAGCATTTGATGTTTTAAGAAGTAGAGGTAGTATTAAATTTTATGGTGTAACAAGCTTTCGTCCAGACTATATATTAAATGAGGTGGTTGAATTAGAAAAGAAACAATATGAGCAAAGATTAAAATTATCAAGCTCTGGTAAATTAAATAGTATTTTTTATGATAGTAACAATGAAACTTTTGTCTTGTATTATCTTTATGTTTTCAAACAAGTTAAAGAAAAATTCCATATTAATTATCAAGAAGTTTTGTTTGATTTAATTAAGACTAAAAAATTTAGCCTTGACTTTTTAAGGGAATTTTATAGCTTAGAATATGATAGCTTTATGCGAAGATTTCAGAGGAGGTTAGAGAATGCCGTTTAAAAGGGATAAATTAGGACGCTTGATTTATGTCAGATTTCCTAAGTCTATTAGTAGGCAAAAAATAGAAAAAGTATTGGAGCAGGCACAGCCAACGCAGAAATTGGTGGATTTGTATAACAAGTTTCGCAATATACAAATTATCGTGGAGGGGTAATGATTGATTCAAGTTATGATGAAAAAATATTAGCTTGCTTAACCAAAAGTCAAAAGTTAGCAAGTGTTTTAATTTCAGCTGGCATACAACCAGAGCATTTTGATACAGTAAATAAACAGAATTATGCAAGACTTTGTATTTCATTCTTTAAGAAATATAATGTCTTATTTACTGACTTATCTTTTGTTACTTATTTACATGATTTAATTGAACAAAAAAGAATATCAAAAGATGATAAAGTTTTTTATCTTGAGCAATATACATATTATTCATCACTTGATATTAGTGATGGCAATTATTTTGTTGATAAGGTTATTGAGTATATTAAATATCAAGAGTATAAACAGCTTTTTGAGGAATCAATCACAAAACATTTGCCTAATGGTAATTTTCAAGCAATAGAATCTAAATTTAATAAAATTAAAAGTTTAGGTGCAGAACAGCCAGCATCAATGATGGCATACTTTGACGATGTAGATAAACGTATACAAATGCGTCAAGAGGGTGTCAATATTGGTATATCTACTGGTATACCTCAGCTTGATGAAAACCTTTATCATAAGGGGTTTGGCAGAGGAGAATTAGCTATTATTCTTGGTGCTGCTAAAATGGGTAAAACACACTCATTGTTATATTTTGCACAACAAGCTTCTTTTCAGGGATACAATGTAGTTTATTTTTCTTGCGAGGTTTCTGTTAATATTTTAGCAGATAGACTTGATACAAGTTACTCAGATATATTTTATGATGAGCTTCAGTTTGCACACGATAGGGTTAAGGATTCATTAAGTCAAATTAGAAAAGAAAAAAATGTTGGTGAGATATTCTTATTTTATTACCCAACTAAAACACTTACTGTTACACAAGCTGCAAATGTTGTAGAGAGATTAGAAAATGAGCGTAACTGTAAGATAGATATGGTAATTTTTGATTATGGCGATATTATGCGTCCTGAAACTACTGGTGATAAAAGATTACAGATTGGTGATATATTTGAGAGAATGCGTGGTTTTGCAGGTGAAAAAGGCGTTGTAGTATTATCTGCATCACAGTTAAATAGAGATGGAGCAAAGAAAAATGTTGCACAAGCTACAGATATAGCAGAAGACTTTAGTAAAATTATGACAGCAGACTTAGTGGTTGGATTAAATGCGTCTGAAAGTGAATTTGCTCAGGGGAAAATTAGAGTATCTATTGTTGCTAATAGAAATGGCGGTAAAAGAACTTTTGTGATACAATCAAACTATGCTAAGATGCGTTTCTTTGATGGGTTTGTAGAATATGAGTCTTTCTGATTTGTTTAGACAATATATTGAGGATGTATTTAAAACTACACCACCAGAAGTTGGTGATCATATCGTAATACCAGAATGTGCTTTTTGTGGTGAAAATAGAAGATATAAAGTTTATTACAATATGCGTAAAGATAAAGGTGACTGTAAGGTTTGTGGTGAATATTTTAATGCTATTAAATATGTAATGACACATGAAGATATAGGTTATAAGCAAGCATTAGAGTTATTGCGTGAATATAATTCCCATGACACTATTACTTTTACGCCAATATCAAAGGTTGTTGAAGAGCAAGAAGATAAAAAAGTTATTTTGCCATTTGGCGAATTAGCATTTGACCATCCTTATTTAGTAAAGAGAGGTATATCTAATTATTTGGTAAAAAAACATAATTTAATAGATGTTAAAACTGGTAGATTTAGTGGTAGAATTGTTATACCAATATATGATATAAATGGACAACTTATTACATATCAAGGTAGAGATTATCTTGGTACACAAACACCAAAATATTTATTCCCACCAAATTTTAATGTGAAAACAACATTATATAATTTTAATAATTTAGTAGGCAAGACAAACTATGTAATATTGACAGAAGGTGTTTTTGATTGTTTTGGTTGGGAGAGGTGTAACCTAAATAGTGTAAGTAGTTTTGGTAAATCTATTTCATATGAGCAAATGATGTTACTTCATAATAATGATGTGGATACACTTTATATTGCTTGGGACTTAGACGCAATACCTCAGATTATATCGTTATATAAAAAATTTTCACATTTATTTAAGAATATATATTATATATTTATGCCAAAAGATTCAGATGAGTTAACTTCGGAGGAGTTACATGACATGTTTACTAATGCTTGTATTTATGATAATAATAGCTTATTATTGTTAAGCTTAAAGTACTTGACATAGGTGTTTTATGAAGATAGTAAAAATAGTAAGCTTCCCTTATGAAAAACCCAAGATTGACAAAAGGTTAGACCCAAGCGTTAATATTGAAAATATAAAAAACCTTGACATTTTATTTGAATACGACTATAGTAAGTTAGACGAAATGTTAGCAGATGATAAAGATATAGTAAAGGACGATGATATTATTGATCCAGACGTTGTTGGTTTAGATTTAAAATTTTTAGACGAAGATTAGGAGGCAGAATGTTTGTACATTTACATGGCCACTCATCTTATTCTGTATTAGATGGGTTGGCTAAAATTGACGATTTAATAACTAAGGCAAAAGCATCTAATATGGACGCTTTTGCTATCACAGACCACGCATCACTTTCTTGTCTTGATGAGTTTTACACTAAAGCAACAAACGCTGGCATTAAGCCAATTTTTGGCGTTGAGTTTTATGTGGTAGATGACAAGATTAGCCCAGATAAGCACACAAAGAGATACCATTTGCTTGTTTTAGCTAAAAATTGGGATGGTATTGTTTCTATTAATAAAATTTTAACAATGGCTAATAAGTATTATTATAAGCGTCCACTTATTGATTGGAATGATGCTTTACAGTTTGAAAATTGTGTTATTTCAACAGCTTGTTCATCTGGTGTTTTATCACATCCAAATTATGAGCAATTAGTTGTAGATTTTCATAAAATATATAAAGATGATTTTTATTTAGAGTTAATGCCATTTGGAATATATTATGCTGAGGAAGATGATGGTAGTGAGTCAACAGATAGACAGAAGATTGTTAATGAAAAAGCACTTGCATTATCTCAAAAATATGGTATTAAATATATAATCACAAATGACTTCCACTTTGTTGAACAAGAAGACTCTTACACACATGAGGTTTTATTAGCCATACAGAGACACACTACAATGGACGACCCAAAGCGTTGGAAGTTTGATTGTGATGATGTATATTTTAAAACAGAATCTGAAATGCTTGAGGCTTGTCTGTCTTTAGGTTATTTAGATGAAGATATTATCATAACTGGTTTTTCTAATACTCGTGAAGTTGCCGACAAGTGCAATGTTGAAGTGCCTAAATTTGATTTTGATTTACCTAAACTATATGACAATAGTAAGCAAGTTTTTCTTGAAAAGATTTTAGATGGTTGGGAAAGATTGGTTGAAGATAAAAATGAAATTTATGCACAAAGGCTTCAGTATGAAATAGATGTTATTGAAAAATTGGGTTTTATTGATTATTTTCTTATTGTTGAAGATATAGTGAATTATGCTAAAAATAATAACATTTTGGTAGGATTAGCTCGTGGTTCTGTAGCAGGAAGTCTCGTGGCATACTTGCTTGGTATTACAGCAGTTGATCCCATAAAGTTTGGACTTTACTTTGAAAGATTTTTAAATCCAGATAGGGTATCAATGCCAGATATAGACTTAGATTTTGAAGATGAAAAAAGACATTTAGTTTTTGAATATATAACACAAAAATATGGAGAAGATAAAACAGCCAAAATCACTACTTTTACCATAATGCAAGGTAAGAATACATTTAGAGATGTTTGTAGAGTTTTTGGCATATCTCCAATTGAAATCAACACATTATCTAAACTTATTGATGACGATGTTTCATTAGAAGAAGCTATTGATAATAATTACGTGTTGAGTCAATTTGTAAAACAAAACCCACATATACTCAAACATACATTAAAGTTACAAGGTGTTATTAGGGCGGTAGGTGTTCATGCTGCTGGTATAGTAATATCCAATAGACCTTTGGTTGAAAAATGTGTAGTTGAATATAGAAAGGGTGGTAATGACAACAATGTATTTGTAACAAGTTTTGACAAAGATACTTGTGAAAAATATGGCTTACTTAAAATTGATGTATTAGGCTTATCATCGTTGTCTATTGTTAGTCGAGCGATAGACTTGATTAAAAATAGACATAATATCCACATTGACATATATGACATAGTAGATAAATTAGACGATCAAGCAACTTTTGACAACTTTAAAATAGGTAATACAACAGGTGTTTTCCAGTTTGAGAGCTCTGGAATGAAAAATTTATTACGTGATATTAATGGTGATACGTTTGAGAAACTATACCATGCTACAGCATTATTTAGACCTGGAAGTCTTGACAGTGGTGAGACACAGCGTTATATTGATATTGTTAATAGACGTAAAGCACCTAATTATTATGGCTCTAAAGAGTTAGAAAGTATACTTGGTGAAACATTTTCTATTCTTGTTTTTCAAGAGCAAATGATGGCAATGTTTCATAGAATAAGCAATTTCACGCTTTCTCATGCTGATACAATGAGGAAGATTGTTGGCAAAAAACTTGGTGAAGACGCTTTTAAGCAATATGAAGAACAATTTATTGAAGGTGTTAAAGAAAAGGGAATTATTAGCGAGGATATTGGTAGGCAGTTATTTAAGCAAATGGTTGCATTTGCCAATTATTCATTTAATAAGTGTATAGCGGGTAGTTGTTATATTAATAGAGAACAAAATGGCAGAAAGCAATATACAATAGAGGAAATGTATAAAGCCATGAATGATTTAAAATGGTGTAGACAAAATAATAAAATGTCAATTCGCAGTAAGTATTTAATGAATGGATATGGCAAAGGCATTTCAGATATTGATGGTATATTAAAGTATAATAATATTGTTGACATTAGATTTGAGGGTTATAAAGATGTTTATTTAATCAAGACAGAAACAGGAAAAGAAATAAGGGTTACATCTAATCATAAAATCCCAACACAAGACGGTATTAAAACTATTGATGATGGTTTACAAGTAGGTGATGTGATTTTTACAAAGGGTGAAAGAGTTAAGAATAATTATAAATATAATATTACAGAATATACACAAAGAGAAAGGGCTTATAATGCTCATAGCTATAGCGATAAAATTACTGACAACAATAAGCCTGTAAATTATAGAGGTGGCTTTATTAAGGGTGAAAATAACCCTATGTTTATTAATGGAGAGTATAGCAAGTTTGTTCAGAACAGACAATTATTACAAAATAAAGCTAAGGGTATTTGTAGTAAATGCATGCAAAAGAGTGATAGGTTAGAGTGTCATCATATTGATTTTAATAGAAGCAATAATGATATTGATAATTTGGTTATATTATGTCCAAGTTGTCATAAAAAAGCACATTATGTTAATGGTAGAAAAAGAAAGGGTGACAATGGTTGGCATAAAATAGAAGAAAAAATAGTTGCAATACAATATGCAGGTAAAGAAAATGTTTACGATGTTGAAATGGAAGCACCTAACCATACAGTTGTTGTAAATGACATATTGGTATGCAATTCACATGCTGTTGGTTATACTTTGTTGTCATTTTTAATGATGTATTTGAAAGTTCATTACCCATTAGAGTATTACACTGCATTACTTGCTTCAGATAGAGAAGACAAAGTTAAACATTATATTAGAGATGCTAAAGCTAATAATGTAATAGTTGATTTACCTGATATTAATTATTCTAATAATACATTTGATATTCATGGTGATAGAATTATTGCACCACTAACAAGTATTAAGGGTGTAGGTCAAAGAGCATCAGATTGTATTATAAAAGAGCGTATTGCCAATGGGTATTATAAAACTTATGATGATTTTTTAAATCGTGTTTATAAAAGAGTGGTTAATAAACGAGTCCAAAAGCTTCTTTTTGAAGCTGGTGCTTTAAGAAGTGTTGGTTTACAAGAAGAAGACGAAACACAAAGAGAATATAATTATATAAATTTATTAAGTATTTATGATAATATTCCTACTATATTTTTAGTTAAAAAGAAGTTAGAAAAGGATATATTATTAAATAAGTATAAGGAAGTTGTACTTGAGAATGACGAGGTGCTTATTTTACCAAAGACATCTACTAAACCATCTATTTTAGTGCTTTACACGCCTTCTGCTACAGAAGGTTCTATAATTAAAGATGGTGCAATGAATATCATGTGGCACAAGTCAACATCTTGGATGCTCGATATACCAAAACCCTATGGTATAACTCTAAGTAATTTTTATATTACATCTACCACCAAGAAGGCTAAAAGAACCAAATCTAAATATGATCTATCTAAGTTTGTCTTTGAACCAGTGTCAGATAGTCAGACACTTGAGCAATTTATGCCATTTTTAGAATTTGAAATAGAGTTAGTTAATCCAGACATTATTATATGTTTATCTAATTTTCATATACCTATGTTTTTAGATAAAAAGCAGAAAGCACAAGATTTAGTAGGCACAGTAGAATGGTCCAAAAAGTTCAATAAGCCAGTAGCTTTTTGTTATTCACCACAGTATTGTTATTATCAAAACAAAATGGATTTAATACAACAAATGTTTCAAAATATTAATGATTTATTTTAATAGGAGGTTACATGAAAGCTTATGTGCTTGATACAAATGTTATTTTAACAGACCCCGATTCTCTTTTTGTTTTTGAAGATAATTTAATTGTTTTACCATTATCTGTTGTAAATGAATTAGATATGGTCAAAACAAAGAGCGATGAGCATGCTCGCTATGCACGTCAATTTAGTAGAAATTTAGACGCATTAATTAAAGAGTATGGTATGCAAAGTAATATGGTTAAATTAAATGGTAGTGGCGGCTTACTATTTTTATTTGATGATAGTGCATATATGCAAAATGTACAAAGTGTAGATGACGCTTTAATTTATATTACAAAAGATATACCAACTATTTTAAAAGATGAATATGGCTTAAATATATCTAAGAGTGTTTTAGTAACAAATGACATTAACCTTAGAATTAAGTGCCAGATGAAAAATACAAATGTTGAGCAATATCTCAATAATGTTGCACAAAATAACTTTGACCCTGTTGAGTTTATTACTGTTGATGATACAATTATAGATTCTTTTTATAATGATGTTGGTTTTATATATGCTAATAATAATTTAAAACTTTATTCTTATTATGTTTTAACTAATGGGTTAGGGAAAAGTGTTTTATGTAAATCAATTAAGCACAACAATAATACTGTGTTAGTTAAGATGAATGGTGAAATTGATGCGTTTGGTATTAAACCTAAAAACCATGAACAGTATTTTTTAGTCAATGAACTTTTGAATCCAGATATAGATTTAGTAGTATGTAATGGTCTTGCAGGCACAGGTAAAACATTGCTTTCTATTGCTGCTGGTTTAGAGTGTATTGATAATGGCTTATATGATAAAATGTTAATTTTACGTTCTATTGTGCCATTTGGTAGAGATATAGGATATCTTAAAGGTGATTTATATGATAAAATGCGTGCTTGGCTTTCTCCATTTTATGATAACTTAGATTATATCTTTAAAGATAGCAAAAGGAATTATGAATTGTTAATTGAAAATGGGACAATTGAAATTGATGCTTTAACATATATAAGAGGTAGAAGTTTACCCAATAGATTTATAATATTAGATGAGTGTTTTCCATATAATACCAAAATAGTTACCGACAAGGGCAAATGCCAAATAGGCTCATTATGTAAAATGTATGATAAAGGTAAAGAGTTGCCACAAGTGTTGACGTTTAATGAGCAAACTAAAGATTTTGAATATAAACCTGTAGTGTCAGTAGTTAATAAAGGTAAGCGATCTTTAATTAAGTTATCATTTGGTAAAAGACGTATTAAATGTACTGATGATCATCCATTCTTGCTATTAAGTGGTGATTGGGTAAAAGCTATAGATTTAAAAATAGGTGATTATATAGTTGCACATGCACATAATCAAAAACAATATTTGAATGTTTTAAATGATGATATGCGTGACTTGGTCATTGGTGGTATTTTAGGCAATGGATGTTTGCAAAACTATAGCAATAGGCGTTATAGAATGACGTTTACCCATAGCATTCAACAGGAAGATTATATTACTTGGAAATATGAAATGATGTGTAGTGATAATGATGCACAAATGAAATATATTGAGCATGGTGGCTATGCTGGCAAACCATTGTTGACTTTTAATACTTCTGCATTTGCTCTTGACGGTGATTTGACAAATCCAGAATGGGTTATAGATAATTTAAACCCAAAATCTTTAGCTGTTTGGTTTATGGATGATGGGTCATCTGGCAAAGATAATCATGCAGAGATTTATTCTAATTCTTTTGATGAATCGTTTCATATTAAAGCTGTTAAAAAATTGCAAGATATGGGCATTGACTGTGCATATAGTTTAACTAAAAAATTAGACGGTAGAGAGTTTTATTATATTAAATTTAAGAAAGATGGGTTTATAAAATTGTCTGAAATAATAGCACCATATGTACATGAAAGCATGGAATATAAGCTACATAGTCAGTTTAGAAATAAACCTAAATATAATTGGAATACTAATAAGCCAAAATATAGTGCTGTTGTTGTTGACAATATTGAATATAATGTTGGCGTTGAAGATGTTTTTGATATAGAAGTTCAAGACAATCATAATTTTATTGTTAATACTGGCAATAATAGTGTTAATAATTTATCTGGTATAGTAGCACACAATTGTCAGAATATCTCGCCCAAAGAAATTAAAACAATTATTACAAGGGTGGGTTATAATTCAAAACTTATTTTACTTGGTGATATACAACAAATAGATAGTCCATATCTAACTAAATATAGTAATGCCTTAACTTATGTGATGGACAGGATGTCTGGCTTACCTAATGTATCTATTATGAATCTATATAGGACAGAAAGAAGTAGACTTGCTGAACAAGGAATAAAATTTCTTTAAAAAAAGTATTGACTTTTTTTGATAAAGTCTTATTATGTGTATTAACAATAACCGAAGGAGGTAGAAATGAACGATATAAGAAAAGATTTACAAATTAATATCGAAGATTTGGAAGGCGAATTTGCAAGACAGCCAGATTTGTTTTGGCAATATGCACAACAACTGGCTGTGGCAGAAGCAAACGAAAAAAATGCCAAATATAATCTTGAAGTAACAGAGGCAAAATTGTTTCTGTTTTTCAAAGATAATATTGAAGGCAAAGTAACAAATGATCTTATAAGTTCTTATGTGAAGTCATCTGACGAGTATAAGACTGCTTATAATGATTATGTTATTGCAATTAAGGAAAAAACATTGTTAAAGATGCAAGTTGAGGCAATTGTGCAGAAACGTGATATGTTGATGCAGTTAGGAGCTAACCAACGTGCAGAAATGCAAAACATTAAAATTGGAGGCTAATTATGGCAAATTTGGCAAACAAAGGCAACAATGATTTACTTGCGGCAATTTTGGCAGAAGGACAAAATGCTGGTGCAGAAAGCGTTAATACTGGTAGCAATCACATTATCTTGAAGATTAACTATGAGGATTGCGATATACCAGCTGGTGTTTGGGTTTATGGACAGAAGATAAGCAATGATGTGGTAGAGTTCGCAGGCAATGTGCCAGGAGAACTTGTAAAAGAGAAAAGGATAATTGATGGTGCAGAACGTGAGATAGTTCTACAAAAGAATGCAATTGTTCCTCTTGTTATAAGACAAAGACACAACTTGTACAATATGAAAAACCCAGATGTCAACTGCACATCACCACTTTTTAGGTCTAATTATGAAAAGATATATGGTGATAAGCATGGTTACCCTTGTAATGATGGTAGTTGCCCTTACAAAGACAAAGACCTTGACATTAGGTGTAAACTTGAATTTGTAGTTTTTGGTATTATACCAACCGATGAAGAAGATATACCAGTTGTCATGTATATTAAGGGTTCAAGCTTTATGCCATTGCTTGAGTGGAAAAAAGGTGCTAATACTGGTACTTTTGAGATTAATGGTAAATCAGTGCAAAAACCTGTTAAACTTTGTACTTATTATTTAACTTTAGGTTCTGTGCCAAAGAAAAATGGAACTGCAAGGTATTTTCAGGGATATTTTGAAAAAGGCGATATGATAACTGATGTTAATGCTTTTAAGAAATATGTTGATATGGCAGATGGTTTAGTTGATATGCTTGAAAGCCAAGCACATCAGCCTGCAAATCAAGATGTTGATCCAAAAAGTCTACCTAATGGCACTATCGGTGGCAATATGGGTAGTTTTATTGGTGATGATGTAGAAGATCTTGACGATGTTAAGCTTAACGTCAAGTCAGTTATTGTAGAGCAAGAAGAAAAACTTGATGAAATTGAGAAATTAAAACAAGAGCTTGCAGCGTTGAAGAAAAGTAAACAAGGTTAATAGGATAACTATATGGCTAATTTAGAGTTTTTAGACAATCTGTTTCCCACTACAAATGTGGAAATACAAGATGTCAAAGGTTTTTTGTCTACTGGTTATCCCCCTCTAAATAAAGCTCTTTCAGGAAGCTACCTTAATGGTGGCTTCCCCATAGGGCGTATTTCAGAGGTGTATGGAGAAGCAAGTAGTGGTAAGACATTATTAGCCACAATGTGTTGTGTAGCTAACCAAAAACGTGGTGGGCTATGTATTTGGTTGGATTATGAGCATTCATTTTCTTTGAGTTATGCTAAGCAACTTGGTTTAACTGGCGACCCTAAATTGTGGCGTTATGCTTCACCTGAAACTGCAGAAGAAGGCTTCGCTAAAATTAAAGAGCTTGGTGACTATCTATTGGAAAATAAAATAAAAGATTCCAATATTTTAGTTGTTATAGATAGTGTACCATCTATGGTGACTCTTGAAGAAGATAACTTAAAACATATTGAAGATGCCAATATGAGAAGTCAATTAGCTCTTGCTTCTTTTTTAAGTAGAAATATGAAATGGGTTGCAAGAACTGTATCCAACACTGGTATGACGGTAATATTACTCAACCAAGTTCGCTCTAACCCAAACCCATTTACACCAGACGAATCAACTCCTGGCGGTAAAGCTATTAAGTTTTATGCGTCAACAAGGTTGCGTTTGATTAAAAAGAAAAAAGAAATTGATGGTAATGAAGTAATAGGTGAAAGGGTGGACGCAGAAACTGTAAAGAACAAGGTTTTTAAGCCTTACCGCAAGACGAGTTGGGTAACTGACTTTAAATATGGCATTAATATCAACCTTTCAGTTATTGAATTTCTTGTTGATAGTGGCTATCTTAAACAAGGTGGTGGCTGGATTACATTTAACGACAGTAAATTTCGTAAAAAAGAAATGGTTGACTTAATGGGCAAAGATGAGAGCTTTAAAACACAGGTGTTTGATTTATTTAATGAGTTAGAACAAAAAGAAAAAGAACAGGAATAATTTTTATGAAGATAGTTAGCTTCTCTGATACGCATTTTCATGATTTTCAACAATTTGCCAACTTTAACAATGATAATGGTCTAAATAGTAGGCTATTAGAACAATTTGACTATTTAGACTTTCTTAAAGCCATCATAGAGGACAAGCAACCAGATGCTGTCCTCTTTGGTGGAGATTTAGTGCATAACAAGGGTATAGTAAAGCCATCTATACTTTTACACTTATTAGAAAAAATGCTATTTCTTAACAATTATCAGCTTTATATGATAGCTGGCAATCATGATATGGAAGACGTATCTGGCTATTATAATGTTGTAGCTTTATTCGAGTTATTCTTTGAAAACGCTGTGGTACCGTTTTACAAAGACTATATTTTACATAATAGAATTTTATGTGCTTCATATCAAAGACATTTGCAAGATTTTTTAGATATTCTTCAACAAGAAAAAGGTAATTATGATGTAGTTTTATGTCATATGGGTATAATGCCAGAGGGTGGTAAAAAATGGCACAAAAGCGATATTTACCCAAGTGAATTGAGAGAAGTAATTGGTAACGATGTGTATGTTTTAAATGGCCATAATCACGTACCATTTATAGATGGTAAAATTATCACATTAGGCTCTTGTATGCGTCATAATTTTGGTGATATAAATAGAGAAGCATTGACATATTATATTGACACTGATACTGGTGAGATAGAAACTTTTAACTTCGATAATATTAAATTTGTAGACTTAGAATATCCTCATCCAGATGGCAATGATAATATAGGCGATTTAACAGGCTGCTATGTAAGGTGTTATACCACCAAGTTGCAAAGGTTTAATGCTGAAAGGTTTTTAGAGAAAAACTGCAAAGGATATATTATTAAAATAGTAGATAAGAATAAACCCCTTGAAAAGAAACATAAGTCCAGTAGTATTGATGATATTGTTTTAAATACCATTAAGCAAAATTATGACAGTGAAAAATCACAAAAGCTATTAGATATTTTCAATAAGATAAGGATGGAGGTAAAATGATTTTAAATACTATTGATGCTTATAACTTTATGAGTTATGAGCATCTCCATATAGATTTCCATTGTTATAGTGGTATTGTAGGCATTTTTGGCAATAATGGTGCTGGCAAGTCTACTATTTTAGAGGCTGTATATTGGTGTTTTACTGGCTCACCTTTACGTAATAAGATGAAGGTTGATAATGTTGTTAATGAAAAGATAAGTTGTAATACTTGCGTGTCTATAACCTTTACACAGGATAATCAAGAATATATAATAACAAGATATAGAAAAGATAAAAAGTATGACAACGCCTTGTTTTTTGGTACACAGGAAGACCCACAATGTTTAACTGCATCTGACAAAAAAGAAACACAAAATAATGTCTATAAAATCTTAGGCATTAATGATATCACATTACGTTATATAATGTTTTTTGGTTCTGAGGATATCAAGCCACTCGTTGAAATGACAGATGCAGAAATTAAAAGTTTATTAGAAGATGTTTTAGGTTTTAATATTATAGATAAATATAGCGAATTTGCTAAAAACATGAGGAAAAAGTTAGCACCAGAATTAGAAACATTACGTAATAATATATTAAGGTCATCTACCTTATTAGATGAAAGACGTAGTTTGTTGGAAAAAGAAAAGAAATTACTTGAGAATTTAAAAGATCAGGCAAAATATAATATAAATAATTTGAAAAAAAGCAATGATATTGATGTTGAGGCTTTAAAATTAGAGAAAACAAAGTTATTAAATCAACTTGCAAAAATAGATGCAGAAAAGTCCAAAGAGGATATTTATTTGAAACATATTAGAGATTTAGAGAAGAAACTTAAAGATGCACAAATGATATATCATGAACAATATGGTCGCAATATGACTTTAAAGCATAAATTAGATGAACTTAATAACTATGAGTTTCCAACAGAGTGTGAAACTTGTGGTAGACCGTATTCTGTTAGAAGTTTAGCAGAGAGTAAAAGAAGATTAAAGGAAAATATCAAAGAAGTTAAAGATGCTATTAAGGAAAGTGATAAAAATTTAAAATTTGCCAAGAAACAACTCGATGAGATACAAGACATTTATAATGGGTATGTTCTTGAATATAATGATTTTAAAACATTTATGTCTAAATTTGATGTGTTTAAGGCAGAATTAAAAAATATTGAAGACCAGATTAATAACGGGTTAAAACAAATAAGGGCATTAGAAGAGCATAAAGAATACTACAATACATTGATTAAAGATAAAGAAGATCAGATTGCACTTTTGCAAAAGTCAATCCAAGATATAGAAGATTATTTAAAGGAAGTAAAAGAAATACATGACTTAACCAATGAAGAATATGTTGTCATTGGTGAGCTTATAGATTTACTCGGTAATAAGGGTGTTAAAGAGATTTATTTAGATAGCGTATTGCCACATCTTAATCAAACTATCGTGGATTACATTCAAGCTCTTGGCAATATTGATGTTGTTTTTAATAAGACAACAAGTAAATCTGGCAATAAGTTTTCTATCGAGGTAAATAACAAAAATGGTTCACAAGATTACTTCTGCAATTCTTCAGGTGAGAAGGTTAAGGTTAGTATTGCATCATCTTTAGCCTTTCATACATTTTTAAGAGAGTATCTTGGTATAACAACCAATGTATTATTTTTAGATGAACCATTTAAAGCATTAGACCAATACAGTAGTGAAGCTGTTATAGAATTGCTAAAGAAGGTAAGTGAAACAGTGCCAGTAATTTTCCTTATTTCACATAATGAATTCACAAAAAATATTGTAGACGATGTAATTTTCATTGACAAAAAGAACAAAGTGTCTTATATTAAGGGGTAGATATGGGAAAGAAAATATTAGATGAAATTAACGAATTGGTTTTAGGTGAAACTAAAAAACCTAAAGCCAAATCAAGTAAGGCTAAAGGCAGAAATTTACAGAATTGGGTAGCAGAAAAGATTAGACAATTAACTGGTTTGCCAAAGACAGATGTAAAGCCAGCTATTATGGGAGAAACAGGTATGGATATTAAATTAAGCCAAGAGGCAAGACGCAAATTTCCTTTCGCTGTTGAGTGCAAAAATCAAGAAAAGATGAATATTTGGGCGTCTTTAGAGCAAGCTGAGTTGTCTGCTAAAGCAGAAGGTTTAATGCCGTTATTAATATTTAAACGTAATAATACAGATAGGTATGTAACATTAAAAGCAGAAGACTTTTTTAAATTGTTAGAAATGCTAAAAGAAGGAGACAAATAAAATGAACAAAATACTTGACAAAATGGTCTTATTTGGAAAGTTTAAATTTGGGCGTACAAATCCAGATGATCTTAGATTTAATAGTGAATTTGTGAACACAATTGCCGAAATAGAGGAGAGTAGTTCTTCTCCAGACATATATATGGATAAAATAAAAGATGTCTTTATTCGTTATAACTTTGCTTGTTATAGCTTACAACTTTTTACTATTCCAAAAGAGCCATTTGTTATAGTTGTAGATAGCAATGGCTTTGAGCAAGTAAGACTATTAAGAAATATAACTATCTATTATCCAGAGTTCACTACAAATGTAAGAGTTGGGTCAGGTAAAGATCTATTAATATAAAACGGAGGTAAATATGAGCAAACCAATTATTAAGTTTTATAGTGACGACAAAGTGTTAGAATTTAAGCCAGATATCAATAATAATATTTTTGATTTTCTTGCTATTATAGCAGAGAATCTAACTTTTTTTGGCTATCATTCTGCAAGTTGTCAAGAGGCAAGTAATAATTTAAAGATAATAAGTAGGGAATTACAAGAAAAATTAATAGAGTGTGATGGTGATTAATATGGAAGCCATTAGACTTTGTAAATTAATAACTGGCGAATTAGTTATTGGTAGGCAGAATGACGATAATAACACACTTGATAAAGTATTTACCATAGCTATTAGGCAACAAGGCAACCAAGTATTGCCAACATTAATGCCTTACTTCACCCCATTTTCAGAAAGGGATGTGTCTATTGATTTAAATTATGTTGTTGCATATATGGATGCAGAGAGTGAGCAAAGGTTGGAAGGCTTGGTAGATAAATATAGGGAATTAACATTAGGTTTTGTAATAACTAATACTATGCCTAAAGAGAGGTAACCTACCACGGGGCAAGCCCCGTGGCTTTTGAAAGAGAGCCACAAGGTTACTAAATGGAGTAAAAATGATAAACAAAATATTTGGACATTTAAAAGTAATAGAAGATTCTGGTAAAAGGAGTAGCCAGGGATGTGT